TATTGATCCGCTGGGTGAGGGTCCAGACTGCCTGTTCGACGTCTTCTAGGGGCCTTAAAACGGCTCCTAGGGCCATCTCCGTGCGTACGTCTTGGGCGCAGTAATCAAAGAGCTGCTTTAATAGCTCTGGGTCGTCATTAAAGCCGCCCTTGCTATTGGGCTTGCATAGCTTTTGAATAAGCCTCTTGCCAATAGGGTCTTTCTGGTACTGGGCGTCCATAAAGGCACCGGCCTCATCCAAGCCCTGTGGTATGTTATTGGCCGCGGCTACGGCCATGGTGTCGATGCACTGCTCGAGCTTTAGAACGGGCCAGCCGTACTTAGGCACGCAGACACAGTTCCAGATTGCGTACTCAAACATAGCGTTCCATGCGGCGATTTTGCCACCCATGCGAACGTGGTCTAAAAAGTCTTCTTCAGGGTATAAATCGTGCGGTGATGAAACATGCACATTGTCGGGTTGGGTGCCGAACGCAATACACAATACTTCTGTGCTCTCGTCGTTGGCGTAGATGTCCAAGCCTACGTCTGGTAGGTTGGCCTTACTGCGTGTCTCAAAGTCAATTGAATAAATCATAATGCTCCTTAGGCTGTCCGACGTATCGGTAAGTATACTAATGCAAAAAAGAGGGGAGCCGAAGCTCCCCAAATCACCACCATGTGAAATTAAAACAATCGATCAACTATCTGTTGTCTTTCGCGATTTGATAGAAAGGGCCACTCTGATATCTCCTCGAGTGTCCTACCACATCCCTTGCAAACATCGAAAAAGTCTGTCTGGCAGATTCCTGTGCAGGGGCTTTCCACTTCCAAGACAGACTCCAATTGTTTAGATTGAGTGGTGGGCACATCCATGGATCACTCTTTTGCATAATTTGCTACAAGTTTACACCAAGCTACAAATACTTCATTTGGCATGTCTTTCTTCATCATGTTTAAATCTTTGTGCACAATTTGAATATTATCTGGTGTATACCCTAAATCACTATTAATTCTGTCCACAGAGGCGTCTACTCCAAACTTTAAGGGAACGCCGGTGAAAGCGCATAATTTATTCTGATCTTCGTATTGATTGCTAATCTCTTCAATAGTTATTTCAAAATCAATATTACGCTTTATGGAGTCTCTTTTTAATTTAGAATGTACTTTTCCCGGTACATCACCATAACCGCACCAAGCGGGGTTTTTAGTCCCCTTGGCATTCCGGTTTGGGGACTTGTTGCTTTTCTCTGCTCTGCAAGACGGACATATTGTATTTTTTCGTATTGCTACATCATAAGATTTTTGGTTCTTATAATGCAGCATTTTGGTACATAAGCCACATTGCCGATTAAATGTGATTTTCATTAGATTTCGCAAACGCCCGCACTGCAAGCAAGTTGTTGGGCACCTTCCACGTTGTCTGTCACTTCTTTGAAGTCTTCCCAGTTGATTGTGGGGACTTTGGCTTTGAGCTCGTTGTACTCTTCTTCCGTACACTCGGAATAAGGGGCTTGTCGATAGGTGCCGCCGTCGTACGGGAGGTACGAGACCCCTGAGATTTCGCTGAAGTTTTCCCAGGTCCACGCGCCGACTGTTGGCCAGTCTTTTTCTTCGACGGAGATCGTGACCGACGGTTTGTGCTCGCACCAGTGTTGCTGGTAGGTGAGCCAAAGGGCCAAGTGACTAATTGGTGTGACGTCGGATCTTGTGATTCCTGCTGGGGCTTTTTGTGGAAAACTGAACACAATCGTTTGATCAGGTTTGTAAACACATGGCTCATTGGGGATCCCTTGTTGAATTAAGAACTGTGTAAGAGGGTCTTTTTTATCGCCTCTAACTCTGCGGATATAGAACTTACTATGTCTTGGGTGTATTCCAGATGCGCTATCAACAAGTTGACTGACGGTTCCGGATGGTTTAACGCAAGTGATCGCAGCACTCTTAGGTATTCCGAGCAGAGCTGCGTATTCCTCATTGGCTCTTCGAGCTTCCTCTCTAAGTCGTGATAGTAACCCATTTAATTTATCTCCTTGTGTTGTTAGTAGAGGGTTGTCGTAAATGCCTGTAAGCGACACTCCCAACAATCTCTCTTCCTCGGTGTTACGTTGCCACACTTTGCGCAGATACGGAAACTTTGTAAAAGTGGCCTGGATTGTGCCAAGAATCGAAGCGATTCGTACCTTTCTAAGAAGCGTTTCCTCAGTGTCGTCATGTCTTACCACTGCCTCCGTAAGGTTACAAAATTGGTAGGGCCGAAGAATAATTTCTGAGCAGGGGTTAGTTCCGAACTCAAAGTTAGGATCACGGTGTCCGTACTTAGCAACGGTATTCTTGGCAGCCTCACGGTTAAATATGCCACGCTCTCCGCTGTGTGAATTGTATAAAGATACCCACTCTTCCATAAACTTTCCAACGGTAGGAGTCTCATTATACACCGCGCTATTATTGGCGAGCGCACGGTGAGGTGCAGTCTCCCACCAGGGTCCAGCTTTAGCATGACGAATCCTTTCATCATCAAGGTCAGACAACGAGATCATTGCCGAGCGGCGCACGCCACCCACGACAACTACCTCACCAATTTTACACATCAGATCGTGGCACTCTAACGAATGCAGACGACGTCCGGCCGCGTGTTTAAATGTAGCTACAGTAAACTTAAACAGGTCGACTAATGGTTCCGGCCCTGAAGCTCTTCCGCCAAATGTTTTGAGTCTTGCTCCGGCAGGTCTGATGGAAGAGACGTCCCACTTAGGGATCTCGCCTGCGTAGAGATTTGCAATAAGCAGGCGGAGTGATTTTGCCCATCCTTCTTTGGAGTCGTGGACGACGATGGTGTGCTCGGAGTCAAATAGTTTTTCAGGCACTTCTGGCAGATTGGATATGTATTTAGCCTCCACCGAAAACCCGACTCCTGTACCGCAGAGCAATATGAACATTGCCTCATCAAACGATTTGGGGTCATCCACTGGGAGATACGAGCAATTATAGACACAGGTGTTATCACGATCGGCACTCTTTCCTGCCGTCATCATGGCGCGCATGGACGGCATCAAATCTAGGTTATGGATAGCATCAAAAATTTCATTTCGTAATTCTGTCTTATCTTTTATTGCCGGTGTTCTACTAAAAATATAATCTACGTAGCGATCTACTGTCTCGGCCCAGGTCTCTCGGCGTTGCTTGTCATCTTGAAAGCGGGCGTATCTACTGGCGGCAATGTATTCTTGGTACTGATCCATTTATTGTTCTCTATGTTATATGGGTTGATGAAAAAGGGAGGCCGTAGTTTCTACGGACACTCCCTTGCACTACTAATTGGTGGGGGTGGCGTGATCCATGAAAGAGCCTACACGCCGGCGCTCACCCTTTTGCCCCCGTAAAACTTAAACTGCGAAGTCGGCTGCTGCTGTTGTGCTACCGCCTAACTTCTCACCGTCCTCTAACTTCTGGACGTTGTTTAATCCACATGCGATGCCCTTAGATCCCTGAGCATTGTATGGGTAGAACGTGATTGATGCGCGACCATAGCACCCGCTGTAGAACTCACTTGTGTCAATGATCGGGTTAAGATCTTGATCTACAACGCCCGGCTTTTGTGCCGAGTTTGCATTGATAAAGTAGCTATTAGCGTACGCTGGGTCGTCCTTCTCCGCGTCGCCATCACGCAGGCCACCCTTTAAGTTTTTGGGTACTGCGCCACCGAAGTACGCAGATGCCGCGGCCTTGGTCTCTTCAAATGCTTTCTGGAGACGTGCGATGGTGTCCTTGTCAGACTTGGGGATGATGATTGATACGGAGTACTTCGGTGTGCCACCCTCGATTGAGGAGGCGGGTTGGAATACGTTCGCATACGAGAAACGAACTTTACCTGTTACAACTTTTACTTTAGTAGTGGCTTGAGCCATTTTGATTCCTTTATAACTGTAGAACTGGACTTCAATAGGGGCCAGTTCGTCTACCCTTTGCTAAATATACTAATGCAAACTTATTCATTTATATTTTTCACAATACGATAATCCCAATATTCCAAGCGTCTTCTGTAATAATCTGCAAGGGTTTGTTCTTGGGACATTTGCATTTTTGACAGCTCTTCTTGTGATAACTTCTCTTCATGCGTCGTAGAATATTCCATGTCTCTCCATCGCTTTCTTCATTGCCATCGCCTGAATAAAGTCAGATAAATACTCTGGCTCGTGTAGTATCTCAGGATCTTCTGCCACCACGTCAAATATGTTGCCGATTGAGTCGCGGAGCATATTAACTTCTTGGCGAAAACCACGCCCGGGTAGTCCATCAAAATCTTTTATAAACTTGTCAATCATTAGGTCCGGGATATCAAACTCCGCACCGTAAAATTTTACCTTCATTTCATTTTGCAACGAGTATGAGCCCCACGTTTCCAATTGCGTAACCAATAAACATGATGCCAGTACCTACGCCGCCCTTCATAAATTGATCAATTGCCACGATAAAATACACGAGGCCCATCGCTGCTATTAGCCAGGTACTCATTTAAAGTCCTCCGACGCGGTCTCTTGGACGCGGACCAATTTGGGTGACCCCTCTGGTCGCTGGACTAGCTCACCTAACCACGCCACAACTTGACCCTTTGGTCTTAGCTTTTCTAGTGTCGCGATTGACTTGAGCTTTGGTGCCTCCCAGAGCTGTTCTTCTGGCACGCCCTTTTCTTTTAATACCTCAACCGCTAGTAGCTGGTCGGTGATCTTGCGGTGCGTTACCGTGGTCGATAACTTAAATCCGTTTGGTAGTTTGTTCTCGTTGACTGCCTTATCGAGCGCGTACTCTTCAACGTCCGCTACCCAGGTCCGTAGGTCCTGCGCCTTGGCTAACACGTTGGCTAGTTCCTCGTCATCTAACAGTGGCGGGTCCTTAAACTCCTGCTTGGCTAGCTCTGTATTGAAATCAGAGCGGGCGCGGCACTGTGCCTTAGCACGACAGAACTGACAGTGGTCACCTGGAATAAACTCACCAGATCCGCTCCATGCTTTTTTTGCTTTAGGTTTAACAAAATAATTGGCCCAGTCTATGAGTTTATTAACGGTGGTGCCGTCAGTACTGATACTGTCCAGGCGAGGCTGGTGGATCGTGTAGGATACCTCTTTGATGTCCGGATACTCTTCTTTAAACTTGGAATAAGCACCCAGCGCATATAGTCGTAGCTGGGTGTTATCGATCGCTGAGACAGGCACACCTTTTCCAAACTTGAGGTCGATGACGCGAATGGTGTGCTTAGAAAGTATAACCACATCGGCCGTACCAAATCCATCAGGCACCCAGTCGCTAAAGTCCACACGTTGCTCAAAGAGCGGGGTATCACCCTCACCGATCTGACTACGCACATATAGAACGTAATTATCGACGTTAGCCTCGAAATCGTCGTTGTAGTAGGGTGTGCTTTTAACTGCGTTGTATTCTGTTTCATATTCCTCGGTTCCAATTTGTTGAAAATGTTGGCGGAGCTTTATCTCAGCTAGTGTGTGGGCAGTGGTGCCCTCCTGGCTAAAATCAAACGCATCTGAATTTTTCTTTGGTTCGGGGAGTGTTGCCTCTAGTCTGGCGCTTGGCGTACATGTTAGCCATCGCTTAGATCCCGAGGCGCTTAAAAGAGCGTGTGCGGTCATCTTATTCTTTCAATTCAGTTTAGTCTATTACTACTAATGCAAACTTTTAGCTATTTTTTGACAGAATCTACGGAATATTTTTTTAAGTACTTTACGGCGGATTTTAAATTTTCAATGGAATCTTTAAACATGCCCAAACCCGGATTGCATAAATTACATAAAATACCACGTATTTTACCAGTTTTATGATCGTGGTCGATATTTGGTTTATTTTCATTAACTAAAGAAACATGACAAATTGCACAACAATTGTTTTGTGATAGTTTTAATGTTTCAAATTCATCAACAGTTATTTTATACTTACTAAATAAATTTCGAGCTCTTCCAAGTTCTGGGGTATATTCTGCTTTTTTTTGAGCTTTTTGTTTTTCCGCCCTTACAGCATAACGTTTTTTATTTTCTAGTTTTGCTTCCTCTGGATTAGCTATTGCCCATTGTTTCTTTTTATTTGCATATTTAATCCAACTACTTTTATTTTTAGCATAGTAATCCCTTATATATGCTTTACAGCAACTTTTACAAGACGGTTGTATTCCGTTTCCTTTTTTACTATATTCTGATAATGGTTTTTCAATAGTACAAGTTTTGCACTGCTTCATTGATGTTACCCCTTAATGGTATTTTGGTGGGTAGCCAGTAATTAAGGTACTGGCACGGCCGCTAAGCCTGTTCCCCGTTGATTGATACTAACTTTTTAATGCCCGTATTAAATCTTGAACCTCTTTATTGAAATCTACCACCACCTCTTGCTTGATGTTTGCCTTGATCTCTCGATTGTCTTTGTAATCATCAGGATACTGGCCGCGTAGTGCAATCTCGGCTACTCTGGAGTTAAAATTTTTGTTATCAATATTAGCCAACAGCATCATTTCCCAAAAGCTCTGCCCGTAGGTCGTGGCTAGGTCCATGGTCTCAGCAAAATGCGGGTCTTCCTGTTTCCATTTAGCCGCGGTGGCTTTGCTAATACCAATTGCTGCATACATGGATTTTTGGGACGCGCCTTGCTTACCAAGATCTAATAGCGTGTCTGCCATCTCCTTAGTAAATAATTTTTTAGCTGTTGATTTCTTTGTGGTCATTTTGGTTTTTTAGCGGTCTTTGCAGAATCTTTAAATGCCTTGGATGTAGGCGCGCCGGGGTCACCAGGCTTGCGCATCTTCTCGCCGGATCCCTGCTTGATACGTTCACGCTTTTTTTGGATGTTGGCATAGAGGCCAGGTTTAGCTGCCATAGAATAACCCATAAGTTATGCACCACAGCTCCAAACATAACTTATAGGTTATGAATATCGCCACTGGCACGGTTGTAAAATAGAAAATGTCTTTTGTTGTCATGTGTTTGGTGGAGTAGCACGGTACTGCCCCGTGGTCCGCTGGGTTGCATATCAGCCTTGGCCCCTCGTCGAAACTATACCTACCCCATGTTAAAAAGTCGCGACTTTCTTGCAAACCTCTGCTAAAAAGTCGCAACGGGTATTAAAATACTGCTGTGATACGATTAAAGCGCTTAACGCCGTCGACCAATTGTGCCTCGATCGTGGTGCTGATGAACTTGTTCATCTCCACGGCGTTGTCAATGATCTCGTGCATTGTGGGGAACTTGGGCGCGTTTTCGAGCAGTTTTTTACCTGCCTCGTCTGCCACTTCCCACGCCTTTAACTGGGCGTTGTACTGCTCGGTTAAGAACTCCTTGGAGGTCTTGAGTAAATCATATCGTAATTCAAAAGGGTTCATTGTAAATCTCCTGTGTTTGTGTATGTAAAATAAGGCGTTCGGGTGTCTCCCGACAGCTTACTAGCCCTATATCTACTAATGCAAAATCTACTTCTTTTCCGCCCCATCCGGGTTAATTAATAGCCTGTCACGCTCTGCAGCGCGAGCCTTGGCCTCTTTAATTGACTCGTTGATGATTAGGCGGGTTACTGCCCCGGCCATTTCCTGGATCTGCTTCTCCTTGGCCGCCTCTTTGTCCGCCAGTGCCTTGTCTATATCGTTACGGATACCGGCCCGGTCTAACAAATCTTTAAGTTTCATCTTTTTGCGCTTTCTCAACGGCCTCTAGGTTTCTTTTTGCCTGCTCAACCTGTGGACCTGCTTGGCTTTGAATGTTGTTTATAAAATAAATTGCGGTAGTGGCCGGAGTCTGCGCTGGTAAATTAAGCGCGTTTAATAATATATTAATATCTCGGACTGTCATTTCTAACGTAACACTAAAATCATCAAGTAATTCTTTGCTCATTTTTTGCCTTTCTTTATTTTAAGCTCTACGTCTACATCTGGTTTATATTTATCTAATTGTGCAAAGTGGCCGTTGTGCACCATCTGCTCAAAGCCGTCCCACAGCCGTTGATTCTGAAGTTTTGCGGCATACTTGATTCCACTGATGTAGTTATACACGTCGTCCTCTGACATATGCTCGGCCTTGTCTAAGTACTGCCGTAAGAACTCGTCTAGGTAGTCCTCTACCTGGGCGCACTTAATGATGTCTTGCTCCAACTCAAACCGATCATACTCGCTCCATAGATTCATTTTTTCTTCCGTTTCTTTTTATCAAAGTCAAACACGTACCACGAGCCAACAACTTCAATGCTTTCGAGCACGCGCTCAAACTGCTCTAGATCTTCTTGTTCAAAGTCTTTTAGTTTCTTCTTAGACTTTAAAACCTTTATGTTGTCAGTTAGCGAGTGATACGTGTCTAGTAAGTGTGCCTCCATAATTGCATCGGCCGTGTCCCAATCTACCGTTATGGTTAATCCTTGGATCATACTAGGTACCCCGCGAGTGTTAATATGGCGCCAAATGCAATAATGTAATTGATAACTATTCGTTTCCAAGACGCGCATTCCGGTTTAAAATTATCTACCACGCTGTATGCCAGTATGCCTGTAATCATTAGCGCCACTCCAATACCTGTAATCATTTTATTCTCCGTTCAATTTCTCTGTCAATGTACCAACGCGCCTTACGTAGATCTTCCACTGCATCATTCTTAAGATCGGCGCGCCAAATGTATTTCACTGCATTACCCAAACAAAAACCCATGTGTTCGGTGATCTGTATACACTCCACACCGCTAGGGTGTTCAGTGTAGTGTTTAGGCTTGTTTACTGGATCGTTCACGTCTCATCTCCCTTAAATGTGTCTGCATAGTAGTTACCTCGTCCATCGTCTCGCACTGCCAGACGCCCATTAGATCTTTAAAACGTTTGTGGCTTAGGTCAATGTCTTCGACGCCCATCAGTGTCTCCATCATGTAACGACCATCATATAAATACTCTACAATAAAGTGGCTCATAGCTTTAGTTCCTTCCTAATAAGTTCAATGCCCTTAGCAAAATGATAGCGCCAGTATTTTTCTGTTACACATACGTCTGTGTACGTCATGCCGTCTAAAAATGACTCGATAATAAACTGTTGCTTAGGCGGCAACTTATCTGAGATCAGTCGACGTATGTCAGAAATATCTTCAGGATCCCAAGGTAACCACCCCTCAATGATATTTGAGGAGATGCCCTCGCTCTCATCCTGTTCGATTGGGTCCGGATCCTCATCGCTGAGTCGCGGGGCTGTTGCGCTAATTTTGTATATTGTGATTTTCTTCATACGTAATTATACTAATGCAAAATTTAGGGCGTTTAACAGGGCATCTTGCAAATTTATTTTTCCGTCTAATACCTTAATTACCTGCTCGTCAATGCTGTTAGATACGGCTAGGTGGTGGATAATGACAGGTTTCTCTTGGCCTTGGCGGTAGATTCGTGCGTTTGCCTGAATGTAGTTCTCTGAACTCCACGGCAGGTCATACCAGACGGTCTGCGCTGTCTCTCCAACATTACACTGGAGGTTAATGCCGATGCCTCCAGATTGCGGATGCGCCAGCATAACTCTGATCTTACCATCACGCCACGCTTGTATGTTGGAATCATCAAGCACGACAGCCTCCGGAAATTTGAGTCGAAGACGCTGTAATGAATGTTTGAAGTGATAGAAGACAAGTGTCGGGGACGAGGACTCCTCCAAGATCGACTCAAGAAATTCCAATTTAGACGAGTGGATTTCGTGCCACTCACCGTCCTCGGAATAAATTGCCCCGCTGGTAAATTGCAGGAGTTTACCTGCAAGCGCGGCCGCAGTAGGGGCAGTGATTGTCTCTCCCTCAATTTCGGATACCATGTCTTTTTTAAGTGTGTCATATTGTTTACGCTCTGCGGTGGTTATGTCTACTTTGTGATACAGTTTGGTTAATTTTGGTAGTGTCAAATAATCCTCGGCCTTTAGACTAAAACAAATGTCCGCGATCTTGTCCTGAATTACTTTGTCCATACCTTTCTTTATCCTCCAGCTATATACCACCCGTGTATGGCGGTTGACTTGGTCCGGCTCCATGTACTTATCTCTGAACCGGGTCAGGGACGTCTCTAAACGGCTCCCTAAGTCCAATATACCCACCTGGGACCAGAGATCACTCATCCCCTGGGGGGTAGGGGTGCCTGTCAGAATAATACGCCTCTCGAAGCTCTTTAAGTGTTTTTTCAAGGTCTTGAATCTTTTTGTCGAAGGATCTTTGAAGCGACTCGACTCGTCGATTATCAGATTGTTGAATTGCATTGACGGTTGATCCAACAACCATATCAAGTTCTCGAGATTGACTACGTACACGTTCGAAGAACTCTTCAACGCTGTCAACCGTTGACTCGGTGTTCCGAGTATCTTTGCTATCTTTAAATTTTTTAGGTGTTCCCATTTTTTGGCCTCCGTGTCCCATACTGTTTCAGCTACCCTCTTTGGCGCTACGATAAGAGTTTTCCCCTTGAACTGCTCCGCGATAATCGTTAGCGTCGTTGCTGTCTTCCCAAGACCGGGTTCCATGAATAACGCTATATTTTGAGTTATTTTGGCTTTTTCGATCATTGATAATTGATACTGGTGTAACTGATTTCTCTTTAGCATGTGTATGTTCCCATATCCAGTCAGCAATTGCGTAATGCTCTTGCATTGTTCCGTTATCTTTCATTTTGTTTGCCTTGCCGGATAGAAAGGCGACGTTACCAATTACATATCCCAGTTCAGGAATAATGCGGTCTAACTGTGGTGTGTCTCGTCGTCTTTTGCCTTTACCCATTTTTGATACTCCCCAAGTTAACGGGGTTTTAAATATCGGGCATTCATCGTGTGCAATTGATACGAGGTGGGGCACTGTTAAATTAAATGGTAAATTAAATGCTTTGGCTCGACTGCGTGCGTTATCGTAATATTTTTTTATATGCGCTAATTTTTTAGTTTGCATTTTTTAAAAATTCCTCAATGTCTTCGTAACTGCGCAGTATGTGTACCGGAAAGCCAGCCTCGCCTAGCTGGTCAAACACTAAGACCTGCCTAGGCGATAGGTGGCCGGTTTCCGTCTTTAGCTCCACCAAGTGGACCTGATTGTTCAGAAACACTATTCGATCCGGCACCCCCGTCACTGTGGATATCCACTTGAACGTTAGCCCCTTGCTTTGGGTTACTTTTTTTACGAGATATTTTTCGATCTGCTTTTCTAGCATTATTGTTTTTCTCCGCCATCGTTATCTTAAACAATTGTCGTACCAGTGACTCGCTAAGATAGGCGCGCGTCTCCCCCTTGATGCCATCATCTTCCCCAATGTATTCTGCCAAGTGATCAATTGCGTGGCTAACCTCGTGCGCAATCGCGCCGATTACCTCGTCGATGCCGTCGGTGAGTGCCTCCAAGTTAAACACGAGGATAACCAACGCGTCCTGCCCGTCACCGATTAGGTGCGTCTCTGCGACGCCGATGTCCAAGGCCTCGGCCTTCATCGTGACCTTGTGGTCTTTTAGGATTCGCTGGAATACAGTGTTTGAAAAGCATACTTTCATCACGTCTGGATAAAAACCGACGTCTAGTTTGTAGTAGTCGTATTTTTTCATCAGTGCCTCGTCTTCTTTTGTTTGTATTCAAGCATGCTGATAATCTCCGCCTGCTCCTCTTCGGATAGCTCTTCGACTGGTGTGGAGTAATCGATTATCTCTCCGCTCTCTGCCAACTCAAAGATGCCGGCAATAAACGCGTCAAGCTCTTCCTGTGTCAGGTCTGCGTCCTCTGCAAGATCATCAAACACACCCTCATCAAAGACTACTTTAAACGGAGGCTTCTTTGGCATTTTTCATTTTCTCCTGTGCAATGTGTTCTTTTAGTATCGATATGACGCCGATCTCAATTAGTTTACCCTTGGTGTAGTCGTCCATGTCCACCTCACAATTAGCCGAGCCGTCCTCGTTCTCGCTGAGTGTTCGGATCCTAAATTTAAATTCTTTTTCTTTACGTTTCATTTGATTCCATGCCTCCGTTCTATCGCGCGGGCGAATGCCAACGCGTCACCTTCTGTTTGCATTCTAATTCCGGTAATCTCTTCATTTGTAAGGGGTTTTGACTTGTAGATTCCGTATAAAACTGGCCTAGATTCCGTAATAATTGCGTCCTCGTAGCCGGGTTGGTACGGCGCCTCTGCCACATAATTTGGTTTGTTCACTTTTCACTCGCTTTCTTTAGTATTGCTCTAGCAAATTCCCTAATCCCACCATTATCAGCTTTGGTTTCTTTATACAAATTCATTATTTCCTCATCACTTAACTCTTTTATTTGAGGTGAACAAGTATGAATGGAATCCCCTGTAACCCTTTTGCCACAATCCAAGCAAACAGTCCAAATATCTTTTGGTTTAGCATTTAATACTTTAGCTATGGCACTTGCTTTAGTTCTATCGGTAAGGCTTTTAGCATACGCTTCTACCCTTTGACTAATAAATGCTTTCTCCAACTCCGCTATGCGGTCTGCTTGTTGGCGTAGCATCATTCCTGCTTGATAATATTCGCTAGTTTCGCAGTCTGTTACATCAAACATTAAGTCTGCTAATTCGTATGCGTTCATTTGTTCCTCTTCTTTGCAAACTCTTCGGCCTCTTCTAAACTACATACCTCGTACTCGTGCTTTTCTTCCCACCACCCACGCACATAAAAACTGTCGCCCAATCGTTTGATCTCCTGTTCCGGATAGCCGTTCTCAATGAGCCACTGCAGGGTGTTGTCGATGTGCTCGGGGATTTCTTTTGGAAAGCCATACTTCCAGCCGCTCGGCGGGTCAATCATTTTGCGTTTCATTATTTTATCCCATGATGTTCTTCAACTGTTCTGACAAAGTCGCGCATGCTCCACATTTGGTTGGTCTTATTCATATTGATAATCATTACGCGGATCTCTTCGTCGGTCATTGGCGTGCGGTTAACTGCTTCCTCATACTCTTTCACTGTGCGGTACATACTAACTCCTTCCAGTTTGTTTCTTCCGGCATGATGTTGATCGTGGTGCCCTGCTCCTTTGCCTTGGCGATCAAATTATTAAGCACCGATGTGCCGTACAGGTGTGTGCCGTAATTGTGTTTGTAGCACCGGTACACAGACCCCGAGGCGCCGTGAAAGTCGTAGTATTGTTTCTCCTCGTCTACGCCCACGATGCCACTATTCATCTGCCACGAATCTGATCCGGCGTACCCGCCATACCAGCACCCAAACACGCGGTAGAGGTGCGTGTCACCAGCTATTACCTCGACTACCACCCACCTGTCGGGTGTATTCATAATCCAAACCTCCTCGATGGTTTACGTTTGCCAAATCTTACATACAGTTTTAGTGCACACAAACGCCCGTATGTTTGGTTGCGCCACCCCTGCGAGGCCCTGCGGTACATCTGCATGTGAGTGCGTTTGTAATGACTTGGCTTTCCGTCTTTGTGAATGAAAACAATGCGTCGGTTACCCACCCCGCCAAAGATTTCAGTGAAACCATTGCGCAGGGTGGTTCTACGAAAATTAAACTTTTTCATCGGGCTTGTGGTTTAACATAAACTCAGCGTATTGCCACGCCTGTTGAGACGCGGAGCTTGGTGCCTCTCCGCGCGCAACTAGACCCATCAATGCGAGCCCTGCAAAAAACATCAACTCATCTTTGTTGTCCATCAATATCCTTCCGTTTCAAATGTCTCAACTGATTTTAAATACTCGCCGGCCGATGTGTTAAACCGTAGTCCCAAGTAGATCGGGGTGCGGTCTCCGTCGGTGCGATTCTCACCTGCCTCAATGCGTTTCTCCTGTGTCGCGGCCAAGAACCTGCGCTTGAACGACATCTCAGATCCTGGCGGTAGGCTACGTTTAAGTGCCCACCGTTTCCAACATAGGAATACGTCGTCCTTCTTAACCTGCGCCACGGGGTCAAACACAAACGTGTCCTCCACGAATGAGTTCAGTGGGTTGCCCAACTGCTCCATCAACAGCAACAACTGACGGCCTGACTTTGGTTGAATGAAGTGCCCGCCACGCGCTAGTCTGCGATCGAGGCCCTGCATTGCCCAGTTAAAGATACCGGCCAACTCGCCGGATAGCTTATTAAACAGGTCGGTGTCTTCGTTGTTATAGAATGACTTGTGCATCTTGAGCACCAACATACGTCCGGTGAGCGCGTTACTGTTTTCTGTTAATTGCAACGCCTCGTTCGAGTATACGATAATACGCGTCGGCAGATAGCCCGACCATGCCTCTTTATTTTTGCGATTAACGGTGACAGTATCACCACCCACAATACGCAACAACTGGCTAACGACAGCGCTACGATTACGCTCAGGTGCACGAGCGTCAGTAAATGAGGCAAGGGGTTTTCCAAGCCATGGTTGTAGGCCAAATGTATCACAGAGCTCCTCTAGTTGTGGCGCGACGGTGTTGTGCTGTCCAAATAGTGATACGAGTACCTTGTTGATCGTACCCTTACCGCTACGTCGCGGACCAATTACGTTAAAAAACTTCTGCTGTCTCGTGTCTCCCGACAGAATGTAGCCGAAGATCTCCTGCAGTGTGTCGATCGACTCCTGATCATCCTCCCATATCGACTGTAAAAACGCGTCCCACTGCGGGCAGGTCGCGCCTTGGTCGTACTTAAATGGTAGCGAGTGCTGTGTAAAGAACCCGAGCGAGTGTGGCAGTAAGATCTTGTCCTCTAGGTGAAAGAGGCCGTTCTTGACGCTGATCAACTTCGACGCGTCAGGTTTATTTGCCTGATACTCTTCAAACCAAATCGGTGGCTTGGTGTTGGGTTGGTTTGCAAGGTGCACGATTGACTTAATCGCGTCCATGGCGCCCGATACACTGGCCGGTGATGGATTAAACGGCGCCAAGGCACCACCCTTGGCCGGTTTCTTACACTTATCAAGGAACGCGTATAACTTCGAGCGTATCGTTGCCTCCTCAATGATCTCGTAGTGTGTGCCGGCGTGTATAAAAAAGTCTTCCGCGTAGTGCACTAACCGGTAGCCCTCCTCGCTGGAGTAGAGCGCGTCGAGAAAGGTACGTGCGTGATTCATCGCGCCCGAGTCGAGTACTATCTCGCCCCGAGCGAGCGCATCCGCCCTCTCTTTCTGATTGACCTTGAAGATGATGCTCCGTAGAGTCGCGCCACCACTCTTGAACGTGCGCCACTTACTCTCACAGCTATTCATGCCGTTTGATGCGTACTTGCCGGACTGCGAGCTCCACCGATCCCACAACTCACATGCCTCTACGTCCCCACCAAACTGGTGGAAAAGCGCGAACCCAACGCCCATCCAGTCTGTGTACCCGCAGTCGGGGTCGAGCTTGGATAGTAGCTCCATCTCAACTCGGTGCAGGTCGTAGCCTTCCACTGGTGGCACGTAGTCCGCGAACGCGTCGCCTGTCACGTGCAGTGCACGCTCGGGGATGAACGCCGAGAGATCCTGCGCCTCGGTTGGTATTGTCCCGCCTAGGTAGTGACCGGTAACTGTGAAGAACCGACCCTGTGGGTAGATCTCCAGCCCCTGTGAGTGGTCGACGTGGGCGTGCGCTAAATCGGCGCGCGTGAATATCTTGATGCCGGTGCCACTGGGTGAGACCTCGTGGTAGCCCTCGAGCTCGTCGGAGATATGTTGCAGTGCAGCATTTGTGAAACGCGCGGTGGTGTGGTCAAAGCAGTCGTCCAAATCCACGCCGATGAGGTTGTCTTCCGATGTGAAGACGAACCCGATACCTGCAAACTTCTCGGGGTCTTCCTCGTAGGCGTGTTGGACTGACGGGAAGTCTGTCCACGTCGCGGGGTTGGTCGACGAGGCGGGTTGTCCCGTTACCTGCGTTGGCAGTTTAGACCACCTCTTGTTACCCTCGTCGCCTACCTCGACAAGGCGCCACAGTACCCACCTAGGAATGCGTTTCAATTCCAGTGGTATCGTGGCGAACTGCACGGGTAAGCAAATTGGTTTATCTGTCATAGTTTCCTTTCTTCACACCTACTAATGCAAAAATTTATGTGCCAATATTTCATAATGTGAAATGAGTTGCTGTAAGTCCTTGATGTTTGACGGGCTTGACGGGCTTGACGGGGTTGTTTCCAGTTTATGTATATCTTTATTTTTTATTTTTTAAAAATAGTAAAAATAGTAAAATGAGTACCGCAACCCCGTCAAGCGCGTCTTTCCTACCAAAAATGATATAAAAGGTGCCCTCCTATATAACAAATAGCTATAAAGAGAACGATTGTCCCGTACCGGTCGTATTTCTCCGCAAGCGGGTCAAAACCCAAGAATCTTTTGCGGTACTTTTTGCCGATGTCGTCGCCCCACTTCATTTCACCACCTCGTAGTCCATGCGCTTTGCCATGCCCTCGGCCCACTCCCTAAACTCTCGGCGGTTGTCTGCGCTCTGCTCGTCGGATGGATCCCACATGGCCTGAAACTGAAAGCCACCGAGCTCGTCATAAAACTCGATCTTCTCGAGGTTGCCCTCCTTATCCAATACGTCTGTCGGTATGACCCTCATTTCTCCTCCTTGATCTTGTTGACGATGTCCGTGACCTTGTTGCCACGCTCCTCCCAACTATCCTGCGTGCCGTAGTCGCCCCTGCTCATGCGCATACGCTCCCTGTCTCTAAACTCCGGCTCAACTGCTAGCCACGCCGAGAATGCCTCCTTGTACTCGAGCCACTCGTCGTTCTGTACGAATAGGGGGTGGTTCATGCCTGCGACGTCCACGCACGCCGAGTAGTCGGATAGTGGCACCCAACTATAATTTTTGTTGGGTTTGACAGCGCCCAGTCCAACTCGGTCGCGCGCCCTGATAAAGCGTGCGTATGCCTTCTGTTGTACTTCGTTTAGTTCAATCATCTAAGTGCTCCTCGGTAAATTTTTCTTGGTTAATGTAATCGAGCGAGACTGGCTCGCGTGCGATGTACCCGTGCAACTGGTGCACCTTGCTTTCTGTCACGCCCATGAGCGTGGCCGTCTCGCTTGCCTTTGGTTTGCGTCCCAGTACTTGGGATAGTGAGCGCTCGGTGTAGTTCAACTTCTTTACCTGCTCCATGATATTGATTGGTAGCCGTATGATGTTTGCCGTATTGTCTAGGTCACGCCGTACGCCCTTCTCAATGAATGTCTTGGCGTAGGTGGCAAAGCGCGCGTTGTTCTTGGGCACCCACCTGCGCCCTGCTGTAAACAGTGCCTCGTTACCCATGGCGACCATGTCCTCCACCGGTACCTTGCCGTGGTTCCACGCCGTCATTTTACGGACGACGTAGACCACAAAGCGCAGGTTGTGCTTGATCAACTTCTCTAGCGCACGCTCGTCACCCTTGGCGATCTTGCCCGCGAGCTCGTGCTCCTCCTCCACTGTCAACGGCTCGATGCCGTACAGTGATTTGAGGTAATCACTTAGTATGTCGTTTTCTTTCATGCGATCTCCATAAGGTTGAAATTAGTGCGCCGATTGGTTTGTGTAGCATCATTACGACGCCGACAATCAACCAGATAAAAGTATCCAGATTAAATTGTTCGCTTATCAAAAACCAACACACTAGCGTTAATAAAAATCCTATGATTGTCAAAATGGTGCCTCCCCTAGTATTAGCATTGCCTGTTGGTATGGATTCGATTTTGGAACCTTTGGCAGGGGCTCTAGGCGCGTTTCGCCAGTAAGGTAGGGGGTAGCCTCCACCTTACTGGCAAACTTGCGTACTGCCCCGCCAAACTCGTCAATCAACACGTACTTGTACTGGCTTGCCATTTTTAATCTCGTCTATGCGGTGTTGTAGTACACTAATCGCGGTATTAAAGTGACCTGTACCCTCTTCTTGGGGTTTGTAGTACTCGTGTCGCAATACCTCGATCTCGTTGCGCAAAACTGCTGTGTACATGTTAGTAAAATTATCCATTCTGTTTTGTCTCCTGTTCTTTTTTCCAGTCAAGCCATACCTCTAGCAGGTTTTGCTCAGGAGGACGTGGCTTGGTTAGTACGTCGTTGATAAATTTCTGCTGTTCGGCAGATTGGTAGTTTAGGTAAGCGATTGTTTGTAGTCCGTGCATTATTTTCTTTCCTCATAGTCTTTTACTGCGTCTTCAAGATTACTAAAATAGTGACCCCATGATGTTGACCTAGGATCGCCCTCAAAGTAGCGCCATGTTACGAATGGCGTTACCTTACTGCGCCACGTTGCCAAGATAGCGTTGTCGCTAAACTGGAGTACAGTGGCGCCATTGTGTAGCACGTCACCGATCTTCATACTACACCCCCAGTGCTTTGACGACAACTGCGTCGACTGCCTTGACCTCGGTAACCTGCTTGACGAACTCGTCGTTGCTGAGCTTGCGCACCAGTGTCGGACTGATCGTGGCGCGGTCATAGTGTTGCACCTCGGCGAAGAACTTTGAGCCTTCGTAGGTGCCTACGCCACGCTTGATGAGCTCGGCCTTGAACTTGCGTGCGGTTGCCTCGAGCTCGTCGATGGCCTGTTTGACTGCGCCCAACTGGTCGACCAAGTCGTCGGTAAATGCTGGTACTTCGTTAAATGATGGTACGTTGATTGTGTTCATAATTCCTCCGTTAAAAATTTATTATACAGACCTTTTTACTTTTTTGCAAAGTATATCTCAATGTTCTTAGAGTCGGCGTTAACATACCCACTAAACCCTTGCTCCACCATGTAGTCGTCCGCCTCCTCCTCGGTGGCAAACTCACGGGTGTCGTGCACTGCGTGGATCAACGCCACTGGGTAATAGTCGTCGCCCTTCACAAAGTCGCCGAACTCCATGTCGCCAAAGTAATAGAATGCCATGGTTATTCCTCCTCTACAACAATGTTAATCGTGCGCAGGCCCTCGAATACTTCTACAACGTCAAACTCGATGCCTGCCTCTTCCAATAGGTCATACAATTGCTCTGCTGTCATGTTATTTCACTCCTGCCATTTTGTTTGCCCATACTACGCCGTTGTGTTGCTTGACATACTCCCACGATCCCTTGGTGCCGTCCTTAACTTGGAGGCGTGATGGGATTGTGTTGCCCCAGTAGTCACTGGCACCCTTGAGACCTAAAAGGCATTTGCCGGCCTCTATTGCCTCCATCATGGTGCGACCATACGACCCTTGTAGTGACCACATACCGCCGTTAATTGCGCGCTGTATGGAGGCGTAGTAATCTGCCTCGCTGATCTCTTCGTTGAACTCGATATTGTTTACGTCTTCTAATGTGAATGCCATGTTAAATCCTTTCTTCTAAAACAAAACGTTGAAATGTTGAATCATCCCGAATCATATTATACACAGGATATAAACATACTATGTGTTTATATTTTTCAGGGTCATACATTACGTTTATATCAATCGTGTTGTCCCACGCGTACCAGTAATCTTCTAACTTAAAATCCGCATCATCTTGTTTTAAGACGTCACGGATCCCGTCGACGAGACCTTTTGTGTATCGTAGTATTTCGTTTATTTTGCAGTTTGTTAAATTGTCTACATTGTTTGTGCTCATTCATACACTCCCAGTTCGCCTGCGTTGATCCACTCCGCGTGGAGTCCGTACTTGTTTAACGTCTCAGTAATGCGTGGGTTGACGCCAAACTCCCAGTCACTGCCCATCATGTCGCCCTCATAATAATCTGCCCACAATGTGTCACCATACTTAGGGTCGAAATTATGCTCGGCGCTGATCTGAAAGTTCTCAATGTCACAGCGCTCGTATACTGGCGCGCTGATCTTTCTAAGTGCGTTAAATGCTAGTCTGTGTTTGCGTGTCATTATCGATCCTCTCCGTATGGGCAAATATATGCGTAAATGTAATCTTGTACTGCGTCGTCTAGTGTTTCATCGTTGTTTAAAAATATGGGTTGACGTAACTCCTCACAATCAAAATCGTCAAATTCATAACCCTTGGCACGAGCGCATTCTTTAATCTGCGCGTTGGTGCTGTTTATTAATAGCGTCATACTGTCACCTCCTGTACCTCAAAGATTTTCCAGTCACCTGTGCCGTCGAGCTCGGTGAACTCCCCACCATCGAGCTGTTGGGCACGATCCCATGCGTCCTGATCGTCCTCTGCCTCGAACTCACACTCGAGCTCGTAGCTGATGATCGCGTATGCCTTGTACTTTTTCATTCTGTTTCCTCCTCATCAGCAACATAAACCTTTTGATAAATAGTTTTTATGGCGTCACCTGCGTATGTATCGGCGCAGTATTCAATTACATCCTCAACTGTAAATTGACCGACGTGTATAGTCCTGCCCGACTCGAACTCGACCATGTAAACATTTTCATAATCTGCATCGTAGCTCATTCTGTTTCCTCCTCTTCGTCAAATATGTAGTACGGCACGTCCATGCCGTTGCCCTCGTATGGTACCTCGGTCACAAAGTAATTGATGCGGTTGACCAAGTGATACCCACTCACTATATACAGGTTGCCGTCGTCGCCGTCGACCAGTGTCCAAATGCAACGTGGATCCTGCGC